CTGCAAGTTAGTTTAAATTTCTTAAAGATGTCTGGATTATCACCATGTGTCATAGTATATCCAGGTACAGGAGAGAATCCATTCAACTCTAGATGACCCATGCAGTATGTTGCTTTGGATTTATTAATCATGTCTAGAGTTTCGTCTCTATTTTCATCACATATCCATGGCACTAACATCATTTTCTTACCACCGATAGTCATTTCTGTAGGGGTGCTGACTACGTTGATGTTTTGATACTGTGTAAGTAATAGGTCGGGTGATGATACCTTTAATGTATTCTTATAATATATGTCATGATTACCAACTAGACATGTCATACGAATACCCCTGTCTGCTACAGGTTTAAACCACATGTCATGAGTATAATCAAGAGAGTTGAAGTTTACATATTTACGTCTGTCAAATGTGTCGCCAAGATTTATTATCTCAGTGATGCCATGCTTATCAATATAAGGTATAACTATATTTTCATAGAACAATCTATATCTTTCCAGATAATATTGGTTATCATTCCTGACACCAAAGTGTTGGTCTGTGATTAATAATACCTTACTCATACAAATTTCCGTTAAAGTTTATACTAATTGCTTGTCTTTGACCTGTTGCTTTTGATGTGCGATGTCTTAACCAACCTGGGAATAACAGGAAGTCTCCTGTCCTAGTTTCTACTGGTGTTGCTATCATAGCATCTCCCCAGTTTTTTTGCAATGGGGTTAACCTACGAATATAATCTAAAGGGTCAACCATTTCAATATCACCACCCTTCCCTTTCTCCAAATAATATACAGATGCTATATGACATCCCAACTGACCATTACAATGTGAATGCTCACCAGTATTGTCACCCTCTTGATGTATATTAGACCATGATGCAGTAGGTCTTATATCAGCAGGAGCATATCCTAAATGATTATCCCAATAATCTTTAACAGATGGCATCATAGATTCTATTAATTTCTCCATGAGAGTTGATTCCTCATGTAAAAACATACCCAACTCACCAGTAGAATACCCTGTCTCAGATGACCATACACCTCGAGTGCAATCATCATACTTAGAAGTTAACTCTTCAACTAGACCTACTGGTGGGTCAATGTGTCCATGTAATATGGGGACAGAAAATAAAGATAATATTGTATCATGCATATAAAGCTGCCAGAGGGTTTACTTTTGATAATCTTTCTTCTGCCATCTTAACATACTCTTCATGTATTTCACAACCAACAAACCTACGGTCTAAATTTTTAGCAGAGACAGCAGTAGTGCCACTACCCATAAATGGGTCAAGGACTAGGTCATGTTTATAAGAATAATATTTAATAATTCTATCACTTAGAGCAGTAGGATATGGTGCAGGATGCTTTGACCTTGTATCAGGTGGAAATTTCCATACGTTTGTCCTTTCATATCCATCCTCTACTAATGATTCCTTCACTACATCATCAGAATATGATTTTATAACTTTGTCTATCAAACCATCGATAGGTTTTTGGAATATGAATATAGTCTCAGTAACAATATTAGGTTTATATGCTACAGGTTTCCTCATTTGAAAGAAGTTACCATTTCTATTAATAGATGCACCTTCTTGTTTCTCCCATACAATGTCATCAATATATTTCCAACCCTGTCCTTTCATAATAGTAAAGAAATCAAATGTAATTGGTAGTCTCCTACTCTCATGATTCCTAGATTCTCTAGGTTGTATCACAGGGGATAGATTTACACAACACATTCTTCCTTTCTCAGTAACACGATACACCTCTTTGAATGTAACGTATAAGAAAGAAAGGTATTCCTCATAGGTAGGCCATGTAGAATACGATTTTGCATTATAATATGGAGGAGAAGTGCATGTTAAATGCACACTCTCGTCACCGAGAATTTTCATTCGCTCTCGGCAGTCACCTAATAAAATTGTATTCATTAATTACGCATGTTTGTTTCGATTCTACTCTTAATACTATTCATATTAGAAGAATCGTCTTTAGTATCTGAATGGAAGACTTGCTCGTAACCATTCTTTTCGATAAGTTTATCTCTTATATCCATCTGCCTTTTTTCTTTAGCAATTCTGCGTAAGAATGCAAAGTAAACTATTTGTGTAAAATAAGCAAAGGGGTTTTTGGATTTTGTTGGGTCAAAGTTATCGATATATTGCACACAGTTTTCTACACCGTCGGATACCATGTCTTCTTTAAACATATAGTTTATAAAGTTTGGTCGGTAAGATAGATGTGTTGCTATTTTTAAAAAGCACTCACCAAGATAGTGAGGTATACGAGGTTTAGGTTTGTCAAGTAGACGAGCTTCCTCTATAGACTGACGATATTCAATTATCTTTGCCAGAAATAATTTGTTATCTACATAATGCTGTTTTCTTTTTGCGGGCATTTTACGCATACATTGTGTATCGCTCCCTTATTATAGGTGACGACTGATTTTGTGTCAAGCTTGACAGGTTACATTATATGTTGTACACTAACCGTGTAGCGGTTCAGAAACAGATATTATATATTCTTTTGATTTCTCCATTGGTCTTCGAGTTTCTTTCTCATTTCTGAGACCTTTCCAACGAGACCCATATTTTTATTTACATCTACTTGCCAATTTTTATCGTCGTCAATCCCTTGCTCCTTTCTTAACCATAGTTTATACATTGCTGTAGCAGCAAAACTCATGGGCGCGATTGATATGATATCTCCTTCTTGGAGAATAAAAAACTCTTCGTCACTCCACATCATCCACTTAACTAAACCAATAGCAAGACCTACCTCATCACCCCTCTTCATTGGTGCTTCCTTAGGAGTAGCAGGGTCTTGGACAAATATTAATGTCTGACCATCTTGTTTCATTGCCATCATCACACCCATAACTTCTTCGCCAGAAGAAAGTTTGGCAACTCCATGAAATTCGTGGTCGTGTCGGATGTAGTTAATCATTTTTTGAAAGATACCTTAGTGACTTCATAATCAAATTTCTCTTCGTCATATATTTTCATTCTTTCAATAAGATGACGGAAAGTATAATTGTAAGATTGACCTTTAGAGCAATCATCAGCTATGTCATACAACATCGCTTGTGCTTTGTTGTCCCCCTTTCTCAAAACTCGTCCTATGGACTGTAAGTTTCTTACTCTAGATTTACTGGGTGATGCGAAAATAACATTGTGTAGGTTACGGATATTTATACCTGTAGAAAACGTGCCATAAGATGCAAGTATGATAGCGTTGGTTTCCTTCTCGCAAATCTTTCTTGCTTCCTCACGTGCTACAGCATCAACACCGCCATGTATAAAGAAGACTTTAGTCCCCTCAGATACCTTACTATTTAGCATATCCCATAGCGGTTCTCCATGCTTTTCGACGTAGTTAAACAGGATTAAAGTATTGCCTGATACATCTATTGCAAGATTACATATAAAATTATTACGTTTAGGGTGGGTAATTAGGTAATCTATCTCTTGATGATACGAATCAAAGGGCACATGACCATGATTGAGTAGACATATCTTGACCTTAAGTGGTGTAAGTTGTCCCTTTTTCATGAGGTCTGCTGTGCTAGTAACCTTATCACATCTACCAAAGAGACCTTCTAGTATTAACTGATGACATTCCATACCATCCAGTGTCCCTGTTAGACCGACGCGGTATTTAATGTCATGACACTTAGCAAGTATACCTGTCAATGACTTTGCTTTGTATAGGTGTGCTTCATCACCTATGACTACATCAAATCTCTCAAAGAATCCTTTCTTTTCTTTGTATATACTCTGCCATGTAGATATAACAACTGGTTTTTCTGTATGCTTCTCTCTTCCTGCCATAATCTCATGGACGTTTGCATTAGCATTCCATCCATAATCTTTGAAGTCTTGTTTTAATTGTGATACCAGTGATGTGGTAGGCACAATGATAAGTATATTTCTCTGCGCTGCCCTATGCCATCTGACTAATCCGTAGATGATGAGTGATTTTCCTGAGCCCGTTGGGGATAGTAAAAGTTTGCGACGCTGTTTAATAGCTTGGAATATTGCTTTGAGTTGGTAATCTCTTGCCTTGAAAGGTAACCGTAGATGTTTAACGAAAGTCGCAATCCCCTCAGGTGTGACATAATCTTCTTCCTCGTTGGGTAGTCCATAAAACTTTGAGTCTTTAAGGGTAAACTCATAACCCTTCTCTTCCAGATAGTCTGCAAGATAATCATAGAGACCAACATATATCTCACCTGTACCTGGTGAATATAATCTAATCTTTCCGTCCCAAAATCGCCTCTTATACTGAGGCATATACTTTGCACCTGGGACCTCAAACTGAAAGAATTCACTTAACTCTTTGTGTAAGTGTTGCTCTCCTTCAACTCGTAGATAAACCTCATTCTTTTTTGAGATGGTTATCATCTAACACCATAATACTTGATAATGTCCATAGTATTCTTAATAGCAAACCCTCTCGAGTCTATCTGTTTAAGTATCCTATCAATACAATTTATACAAGTTTCTAGGTAGTCTATTTTCTGGTTTGCCTTACATATATCTGGGTCACTATTGATGTATACATCTAGGTCACCCTTCAATACTTTGAGGTCAAAGGGATTTTCCCTGTATACCTCTGATGGTGCTTTGCCTGAGTAGTATTCAAACTTCATTCTATACAATACATTCTTCTTAACTTGTGCCTCTGACAGCATCAGTTTGAATGAGTTGTAGAATTGCACATACTTAGCATGAAGACGAGGTGTCTCCATACTGTCATTTGCTAGTAACTCAGGTAATTCTCTGTGGTCAAAGAATGCTTCTGAATCCTTTGCCCACATCTCTTGAATTTTTTCAAGATTCATTTTGCTTTCTTTATATCATCATGCAACCTTTTAGTTGCATATTCTTTCATATACTCTTCTCTACCATCTTTAGTAAAGACCTTCTTTTCGTAATCGAAATCAGGATGAGGTGCAGCACTTACAACAGGGTCTTTAGTTTTATTCTTGATGACAATAAATCTGTCAGCAGCAAACGTCCCTGCTAGTTGCACTTCGATTTCATCAGTATCTTTCCAGTTGATGCTACCATCTTTCTTTTTGTGTAGCATTGCTTCTTGGATTTTGTCAATGACTTCTTGGGTCAGTTTCATTTAGTTGAGGGTTTTATCTCTACCGCTTTGCTCTCCTTTCCTTATTTCATATGATAGAAATTGGAAAGATGCACTTGCGGTAGCGTATTCTGTACCATCTATTGTAGCATTAAATTCCAATGCTGACAAGGATACTGGTTGAATACCTTTGAATACTACGAAGAAATTTGATTGAAAATTACTGTTTAATACTGCTAGTGTAGCATCAGCAAGTATATTATCGTCATCATTATTCAATACTTTATTCTTCTGCACAAATTCTTCTCTGTCTACTACACTATCAGGTGTGCCTAGACCACGAATCCAGTTATGGAGGATTAGATAATTCTGTAAGTCCTCATCAATAAGGAATGTAAGATTCAGTGGGTCATATGATATGAAACCATCTAAAGGTAGTGGTCTATATGGTGTTGGTTGCTGTTGTGCGTTAGCATTTATGGCAGGAATATTTGCAGA